CGTCAGTTAGATTTCTCGGAGCTGAATCGAAGGTACTCTAGAGGGGCGTTCAAACGTCTTCAAAAGATGTTCAGTACATTCGTGGATTAGCGCCGCTTGATGAGGATGACTGGCGATTGCAAATGATGCGGAATTTGTCTCCTAGCTGGAACTTAACCAACGAAGAGGAAATCAAGATGTCCCAGGCTGTACCTGACTTCCGGAATTACCCCGAAGCCAGGGTTGCCCCGGTTCTTGAGCCTCTTAAGGTTCGATTAATTACTGCCATGGATGCTACCCGTACTCATTTCGCACGACCCATTCAGCAATCGCTATGGAACTATCTCCGGCGCTTCGAATGTTTCCGCCTTATCGGCGAAACCATCTCCGAGGCTGCTTTGGAATCTCTGGCCACTCGTACTGAGAGATTCTGGGAGGTACCCTGGTCTCGCGACCAGGTCCAAAAACCACGTGACCCCATCGAGTGGTCATGGGTCTCTGGAGATTATTCCGCGGCGACTGACGGACTTGATCTTCGGTTGTCAAAGATCGTCATGGAGAAAATCCTTGACCATCTTCCGAAGAAGTCCCAACCCATGCGTGCGTTTCTTTCTTCCATTCTTTATGAACAGGTGTTAACCTATCCAAAATGGTCAAAGATACCCGCTGCCCTTCAGTGTAATGGCCAGCTCATGGGTTCCGTCCTCTCCTTCCCGGTACTCTGCATTCTGAATTTGTTTACTTACTATTCAGCTCTGCCTAAAGAGTTCCGAAGTCGGGCGATCAGGAAGTTGTCTAACCTTCAACAACTTCCTGTCCTTGTGAACGGTGATGATATCCTCTTCAAGGCTACTCCTAGCCTTTACGAATCTTGGAAATCATCATCCTCTTCTGTAGGGTTTTCCCTCTCTGTGGGGAAGAACTTTATTCACCATAAATACTTTACGGTTAATTCTGTTCCTTGCACCCTTTCTTGGAAGTTCACAACCCGATCTCCTGTAATTCCACCAGGAGTACACTGGGGCGATGTGGCACTGGACGATGTGCCAATTGTTAACTTTCCTGTCCACTATCCCGAGGCCCGCATTCTTGGTTACATTAATGTTGGCCTTCTGACAGGACAGGCAAAGTTAACCGGACGCCAAGCGCTATTAGACCTTCCTCTTTCTGGTTGGTATGGCGCTTCTGTCCCTCCGTCCCTCGACCCAAACTTCTCCCATAAGAGATTCCTCTTTTATCATAAAA